ACGCACAAACTTATCCCAAGGCGTCTCCAGACCCTCGCGGAAGGTCACACATGCCTTTGCAGTGTTATAGAGGAATTCATCGTTACCGATCCACAGGGCAGCGTTCCAGGTCTCATAGTTTGCCCAGCCGTTGAAAGTCTCGTTTGCGGTGGTGGCGGTCATGTCGGTTCCTTTGATTTCCATACTGTTAGTATGGCAGGTTTGGGGGTGGATTGCAACCGGGGTTGGACCGGTTTGAGAATTGGTTTTTTTAGAGTCCGTTGAGATATTCTGCGAGTTCATCATCGTACTGATCCTGACTTTCAAAGGTGCGACCATGGATCACACAAGGGAAGGTCTTCTCACGACCAGCAGCGGCGACCATTTCGCAGTCTGCGCGATCGTAACCCATCTCGACGAGGGTGTTGATGTAAGGGTTGTTTGATTTCATACTGATAGTATGGCACAGAATCAGGGACTTTGGGGGGAATGGTGGCCACCTTGCCAACTGGTTTAATTCTCTTTACTTTTCTAGCAAACTTGGGTTATATTGTTCCACTTCCTCAATCAATTCATCAACTGACAAACAATCAAGTTCTGCATTTTGCATAGTCACAAAATACTCTTTCAGATCATCTAGTGACATTTGGCTTAAGTCCCACTGAATGAGTTTCTCTTGAAGTTCATCACGATCGATAATGTTATCAGTCATTAGACTAACTCCTGCTGATACTGCATCAATTGCTCTTCTACGATTTCATCGACACTCTCTTGAATCACCTGATAGATGTAATCATTATTTCCTACATCATCAAAGATACGTGCAATCAGTGCTGGATCTTCTACGTTGTTATCATAATCAGTGTTGCCATCTTCATCCTTTAGATGACAATCATTCTTGGTATAAATCCATGCTCCACATTCTGCATCCTCGCCTTGTTCTTCAATCATTCGTGATACTCGGTCTTGAAGCTGCTTGAGAGTGTAGTTCATTTGTGATTGTGATTGAAGTGAATGAAGATAAGTCTTGATCAGCGACATAAGTCACCCCACACATGCCATGGGAGAATATTCTTCGCGAGGCATCTTGTCGGTGTTGTAGTTAGTTACCTCAGCACCGTTAGCAATACGTTCAGCAACTTCATGTTTGAAATTAGTGGCACTGATTACACTGTAAGAACCTTTGTTAGCATCAATAAAATGAACTCGCTTGATGAAACGTTTGACAACAACTTTCATGCCTTTAACATCATCAGCCTCAGCGATGAATGCCTCAGGGAAGAAATCAACAATACAGGTGCTGTTTGTGAGTTGCATGGGGTGTGTTCCTTTGACTCTTTAATAATACACGATTTTGGACGCAGCACAACCGGGGTTGTGCCACTACCTCAGCTGCCCACTATAGGATTCACTCCTATTACTTTGGCTCTAGGATTACGTGCAGTTGCTGTATCTCTTGCGTCACGATGTGAAGTAGCATAAACTTCCTCTGTGAAAATTCTGCCGCCAACATACAATTTAACTTCCCATTTCATAGTAATAACCTCAGAAGATGTTTGTCCAGGATTTGTGTTGCTTAGCAGTGATTCTTCCTTCTGCTAACATATTGTCGCATACATTAGCAAAAACTTGAAACTTTTCAATTCTGTCTAGTTTGTGAGGTTTGGCAGTTTCTTTGATTACTTTGAGAATCTGTGCTTTTGATTGAATCATTTTAGAACGTGACGATAATCGATGGATTTGATGCACCAACCTGTTGCAGATGTAATCTCTTCGATGAGATCATCCTCATCACATGCTTCCCAAATTGTTTCCAAAGTGTCAGCAGTTACGTTATCAAAATGGTGTTGAGTCCATTCACCAAACTCATCTTCAAAATCGAATTCAATTTGTGTGACTTGAAATTGCATTTTTCTAATGGAAAGTTTACGGAGTTGACGATTAGTGTCAGCAAACATAATCAGAGATACAGGAACGAACCGTAAGCATCACAAATGTGGGGATTATCTGCCAACTGAGTGATCAGATAACGGACACCTTTTGCAGGTGCTTTGTATGATGCAGGTTTGTAACATTCACCAGACTCTTTGTCTATAAACATAAACACACCATTATTTGAAAAACTGTTATCGGCATGAACCCTAAATTGATTCAGTTTGATATATTTCTTGCCTACACTATATTCTAACTTAGAGTATGAAGTATGTCCAGATTCGATTGCATTAACTTTCCATTCGTTGTTAACAACTTCAAGCAAACATTCTGTGAGATATTCTGTTTTGGATTGAGTAAGTGTGTTCATGATGTCAGTTAGTGGCGTAAGTTTGGGCGATAGCGTCAGACTTAAAGCGTCTGCACAACTTAAACAACAGTTTCAAGTCATCTGCAATCACATAACGAAACGAATCGGATTCGATGACAAATTTACCATCTTCCAGCCATATTTGTGGAAGTTGTTTCTTGTAGATTGGGAAGTCAGTTGGCATGATGTTAATTAAAAGGAAAAATGAAGCGATTAGAGAGAGTTAATCGCTTCAGAAAGGGTTGCTCCAAGACTCGTACTTCTTCATGGTGATATAACCTTCCTTGCAAAGTTCATCAGTGAAGATACCCCATGCCTCACGCTTGGCAACCTTATCAGTGGATTTAGTCACCATCCAGTTATATTTGAACTGTTGGAGTGCTTGTGCTTTGGTGATGGTTCGCATCGGTTGAATTCCTTTGACCCTTTTAATATACACGATTTTGGTGCCCTGTGGGGGAATGGTGGACACCTTACCAACTGTCACCCGTGGTTCTCCATAAACTCATCCAAAGTGTAACCTTCTCCAGTTGATGTTTCTTCGATTAATTGTTCTATTGTGTACGATTCCATCTCTTTACGATATTCTTCTGGTGTTGGATCTTGTGGATCATAGTCATCGTGGCAAAGGTAATCCCACTCATGAACGAGTGCATCAATCAATTGTTCTTTGGTATAGTCAGACATTTGCGAATCTCCCGTTGTTGAAGTTTGCATGTGAGAATTGCTCACGATTGACGAGTTTGAACATGCCATGATTGTTGGTCTTGACATAACCCTCGCCTCCCATAGGAACGCCATCAATATATGCTTTAGGTCCGTTGTTACGCATCAAGAACAACATATCATCTTTGATAGACTTGATCAAGAACCAGTAGCTAATCAAACGAGAGTTGTTGAATGTTTCGGGCACAACTTCGCGACCTTCACGAATACATCTGTTCAGTGATACTTGAAGCTCTGCTGCTTCTTTCTTGTCAGCAAATGTTACCATCTGTGCCATCTGACGTGCGAAACCCACAATCTGATCGAAATCTTCATCAATCTGCCATGCACTAGGTTTCACGAATTTGCAAAACTCAGTATCATCGAAGTCGAAAGAATTTTCGATAACATAGGCATCCTTTAGTTCACCATCAGTTGCATAGAAAGTATGCGGAGCGATGATAATGTTCTGCTCAATTATTTCAGGAAAGATGTAAGTAATCGTATTGGGGCAAAAAGTATCATCACCACCGTACCCAATAAAATCACCTTGAACAATCCCGTTGAAACTAGGAAGGCAATCAAAACAGTGGTGTAATATATCAGCAACAACCCCAGAATGGTTGCGATCAATATCATCATGCGTTTCATTTATCTTGATGAGTTTCTTGTTGAATACAGATTTTGTGCCGACAAAAAAGTTTTTTGTCTGTGGATTTGTGCCCCAAACAATAGCAGGAGCACCATCAATCTTCACGGAAAGTTTACTCTCAGCGAGAAACCAATCAAGGACAGAAAGATCACCCGAAAGGATGGAATCTTCTGGGTGTTGCAGATGTGTGTTCTTCATGTGGCCAATATAGGGCTAGATGGGGCAGAAATCAAGCGGGTGTGTGTAGGTTGTTCAACTGTCCCACATGGCGTCAAGTTGTTGCAATACTTGATCTTTACTGATTCCAGTGGTCTTTGCGATATATTTTGCAGATAGAATCATGCCTGCAATATCATCACCAAGCATCCCCATCGCACGGTTGCAATTATCACACAACCACCCACGATGTTGTAGAGTTTCGTGACAGTGATCGAAGACTAGCTTTGCCTTTGTTGGATCATTCTTTTTCGGACCAGGATCGCGTCCACAACGATCACAACAAGTGCCAACATTTGGCACTGATGGTTTACCTGCAAGTTTATAAGCTTCGTTCTTGCCTTTGCCTGCTTCTTTTGTGCATTTCTTACACTCAGGACGAAAATACTTATCTCCACCAGTATTAGTGGATTGATTGCGTCCAAAAAATTCTTCAGTCAGCGGATGCACAGCATCACACTTAGAGCATTTGCGGGTTTCTACAGCAATCATAGTGAAATCCTTTGACTCCTTTAATATACACGGAAACCACTCCCTATGGGAGAATGGTGGACACTTTGACCAACTGGCACACTACCGGCGGATCTCACTGATTGCTGGCATACCCTGATTGAATACAACATCAACAACCGCTTGCACTTTCTTAGCAGTGCTGATGCCTACTCGGTCATATGTAGGGATACAAACTAAACCAAACGTCTTCTCACTTCCACCCAAACGAATCACACGACCGATAGACTGACTGATACCGATGTAATCCATGTTACGCATGAAGATAACAGCTTCAAGACCACTCACGTTGATACCCTCGGACAGAATAGAGTGGTGAAGAACAACAAATTTCTTGGTCTTGTCCTTGCCCCAAGTATTCAGAGTGTCAAAGAATACATCGCGATTGACTTTCTTGCCGTCGATGATTGCACCAGTCTTGGATGTGATTGTCATCCAAGAATAGCCACGCTCGGCAAGTTGTAGGCAGAAATCTGAATGAGTAAGAAGATTGATGATTTGCTTTGTTGTGCGAGCACAGATCAAAGTCTTGTCGATGTTGTTGTCATCAATAGTTTCAAGCAAGTTGTCACAATCATCAGCAAACATCACCTTGCGACCTTTAACCATAGGCAATTGCTTGACTACAACTTTAGGAGGGAGAATGTAACCCTGCTCAACCAACTCAGGAGCAGGAACATTACACAGAACCTGACCATAAACAGACCAATTCATGCCTGGTTTAGTGGCAGCAAGGGAATGTTTTGGTGTTGCAGTGAAGAAATAGCAACGATTTGCTTCATTAGCAAAGAACTCAGTCGCAGGAAAGAAGTTCTTCTTTACACTGTTGTGTGCTTCATCAAAATAGATGTTGTCAACCTCAATATCTGCCTCCATGACACGATGCAAGGAATTGTATGAGGTGAAGATGATAACATTCTCACCTTCTGCGCGAGCAGTGTTAGCAAATACGTGAATATTGTCTGCGTTGGTTGTAGAATAGTGGTCTGTTTCACCACTATGAACGTGCATCACATGTGTGTGAGTTGTATCAATCAACTCAAGGAATTCACTGCACAGTTGTTCTGCCAACAGAATACGTGGAGCAACAACAACAGTCGTCATTCCGTTGTCGATGTACTTACAATTCTCCACAACATCTTGAATCATACAGATAGTTTTACCACCACCTGTAGGCACGATGATTTGACCCTTGTCATAGGCAAGCATACTGTTGAGAATACGCTTCTGATGAGGGCGGAGGGTGAGGGTCATTCGTGTTCTGTTGATGTCAATACTATAACGCACAGAGAGACCCCTAGGAGACCCTCTGTGCCACTTGTTCAATCGTCTGCGTCTTCTTTAACCTCTTCGACTTTCTTTGCCACCTTGGGACCAACCTGCACGCGGCCGGATTCATAAAACCACCGAACACGTTCACGACGAGCTTGAACTAGCATATCATATTGATCCTGCTGATCCTTAGTGTAGGTGAAATTTTGTTGCCGCCACTTATCACGAAGTTCATTAAGATGTGGCAGGACGTTGACAGTTGAGGTGGGGAAATTCATATTCAAACAGTATAATCGGTGTTGGAGAATTCGTCAAGTTGGATGTTCATCTTTGAGTCATTTTCTTCGAGTTCTGTGATGTCGAAGATTTCTCCTGGCATGTCTTGAATCTCGTTCCAAAGATCGTCCATGTGTGTTGCTTTGTTTGACTCTGTTAATATACACGGGATTGGTGGTCTGTGGGAGATTAGTGGACAGTAATCGTAGTGTCCACTGCTTTTAAGTTTTTCATAACGTGTTGCTCCCAAAAAATAGCATCTTCAATCTTCATGAAGCTTGCAGTATGCTTTGCATAACCTTTCTTCTTTGGTTTGAGATAGTTCACTTTGTACATTTTAATTGCGTTTAGTACACCAATAACCACCATTAGGTTTATCAGCACAAACATATACATTTGTGCCAGTATTGTTCCAGTGTCTCACGACTCCAGAAACAATAACCATATTAGTAGTGAGCAAACTGACAAATATGATGCTGCGAATGATAGCAACATAATTGTCATAAGGTTTTGTTTTGTCATCACTAAAACTCCCTAATGAATACTTCCATATCCTCCAAAGTTTCTGCATAACGATTCTTTCTTGTATAGACGTACTCTAACTCTTTCCAGTGTGTTGGATAACAAAGTAAAAGTGTGTGAATATATTTGTGTCTCTCTTCACGGGTATATTCGCAGTTAGGTTTAGGTTTTACTCCAATCTCTATTGTAATATAATGCTGAGGATCTTTGAAGTATACCCAACCCTCAACATTTATATGATTTGATTTCCATCGAACATAATCATCAACTTGAGGATCATCCATAAAGTGCAGCCTCCAACGGATTGAGGTTTAATTGCATAGCAGTATAAGCACGGGTGTTAGAAATATCTACCTTATCTCCGTGCTTGGTGGAGTTAATAGGCGCATGATAGCATCTCTTTGTTCTACTGTAGAAACCCCAGATTGACCGTGGTGGTGTATCAGTATAAGAGAACATGCCATGGTTGAGAATCCAAATAGCAAGCATATTTTTTCGATGCTCTGTAACTTCGTAGGAGTAGCCTTCTGGTGGTTCATGAATGAAATCAGGGGGCAGTTCTAGTAGGTTCATCATCAACGAAAATTCCTTCATAGTCTGGATACATCGTAGCAACAATATACTGTGCAAGTGTTACCGTAGGTGCCACTACGTAAACCTCCACATTATAGATGTGAAAATCATCAGGAGTATCTTGCATGGAAAGTTCTACCTCAACTCTCCACACATTTCCATTCTTGAGATGCTGTTCCCAAGAAACGGTCATGTCAGGTTGCATCTTTCTTCACCTCTTTCAAGTGATGTGGCATATGTTCCCTGTCCATAGGTTGAGATCCAGTCAAATCTCTACGGGAATTGTTACTGATGATGATAAAAGCATCTTTGTTGTACTTACGGACACCAAAAGGTGTTGCCCACTTCTTGTTGTAGTTTTCACCCTGATGAATACCAGAGACTACAGTTCCACCAATCTCCACAACAATATCATCACTATCTTCCCATTCTAGTTTTTCGATGATGCTGTTGATTTCATCAATCATGTAGTAAACTCCTCAACAATTTTAGATTCAAGATTTTCTGAAAGAGCATAAGTGCGTGATTTCAGAATGTTTTCACGGAGATGTGCATAGTATTGACTATTAAAGTCTCCTTCATCTGCACTCGTAATGAGATCAAAGCACTCATTATCATCCTGTGCGATTACATTCCAGATGCCTCCATATTCACTAGATGGGAATGGAACATAGTGGTCAACGATGTAGAAAAGTTTAGTCATTTTCTCCGATGGATTACCCTGTAATTCTATCATGAAAAGAAGAACTCTTCAAGGTAGTAATCAACAGTCACCTCAAGTTCTGCTGCCTCTCGTTCAATTTTAGACCAAAAATCTTCAGCAAGATTTTCGTAATACTTTTTTTCTTGATCGGTCATAGTGTGATGAATACCCTTTTAATATACAGGAGATTGAAGCAAAGTGTGGGTAATGGGGTCAGTTCAACCACCGTCCACCTGGCAACCTGCCATAGCACCGCCAACAACACCAAGAGGAATAGCCCACAATCTACCAGCATCACGCGATAATGCAGCACCTAAACCACCACCAGCTATGCCACCTAAAATTGATCCTTCGATACAGGAATTGTTATCAACATTACCCATGTTGGGATGTTCTTCTTCGTATCGAGGGAAAGTATTAGGAGTAGTTTGAGGCATATAATGTCTTCCACAGCGAACTTTCTTCGTATATCTTTTCACATATCCATGTCTCCAGTTATCGTGTCGATCATAATAACCAGGGATATATCTTTCTACCTTTTTATAGCAATTCTCTTCATATCTAATTGTGCTATCTCCACGATGACGATATACAGGGCCACCTGCAAATGCAGGAGCAGATGTAGCACCAATCAAAAGTAATGCTGCAAGTGCAAGTTTCATGGAACTCATTCAACTAATAGTAATTTAGGATAAAAAAAGACCCCTGTCAAGAGGTCTTGTGCCTAATCTTCAAGTGGGCTACCTGTTCTCCAGGGTTTTGATTCTTGATTTCTTGCTTTTCGTACCAGATATTCGGCAAATTCTTCCATTTTGTCGGGATGAATTGCAACAATACCTGATTCATCTACCGCAACTTTCATAGAATCAATTTCATTTTGATTCAATTCTTTACTTTTTGGTAGAGTCACTGGCAATCTCCTTGTATGTGTGAACATCCTAACATGGATGAATCACATTATCTATAAATTTAAGATTCTCTTTCGATTTTTGTTACGGGAGTTAATGGTTCAATTGCTTCCATCTCCCACCAAACACTCTCCAAATCTTCTGATTTCCAGAAGTCTTCCCAATCCTTTTCAGTTGCTTCACTAATCATTTTGTGTCTCCTTTTTTCTTAACTTTTTCGCTGCTTTGATGCGTTTCTTCACCATTTTGGCAAATCTTACATCTTCCGCAGTGTACCAGTCAGGATGCTTCTTTGCACGTTTAATGATAATTTTTGCTGCTTTTTTGTCCTCCATAGAACATAATTAAACACTATGTGAGTATTTATTCGTGTTCAGTAAAATAAGTGTTAATTACTTCTAAACGTTCTTCTTCTTTTGCAATTGCATCAATTTGATCCTGAATTGCAGCAAGAACGTCAGGATGTTCACCAATACCAACAGGATTATGCAGATAGATTTCTACATTAACCCGTGCTTTATCGATATTACCTTTACACTGAGAACGCAGTGCGTCTAAAGTTTGTTTACGAAGATTACAAGACATTATTTTTTGGGAGTAAGTTTATACGCACCGAAGATAGCACCACCAAGAAGAGCAATCATTAGGATTTCCATTAGTAAAGCTCTTCTTCTTTTTCAGTTTCGACTACACAATCACTGGTGGGATAAGATACACATAACAGTGCAAATTTTGCTTCAATCTGGTCATCATCCAGGAATGATTGGTCGCTTTGATCTACAGTGCCACTGACAATTCTACCAGCACAGGAAGAACATGCACCTGCACGGCAAGAATACGGCATATCAAATCCTGCCTCTTCAGCAGCATCTAGAATGTAAGAATCATCAGGGCAATCAATAACACTTTCAGTGCCGTCAGGTGCTTTAAGTGTAACAGAATAGTTCATGTATCTTTGTTAATTGTGAATATTATATATGATACTGATGTTAGTGTCAAGTGGCAACTTCTTTTGTTTTTTTGTTGAATCCAAACGGACCAACTTCACCTTTATCAAATGCACGTCGTTTTTGTGCCATACTACACACAGTTTCCATCACTTTAATTGTGTCTTCAACTGTACAATTTTCTGGCATATTACGATGTACGATGTCAAACAACGGAAAAAATTCCTTTGCAGCATCATTCACCTCTGAGGGTGAGAGTGGATCATAATCAGTCATTTACCAACTCCATAATCAGGGGCTTTCAGTTCTAATTCTGCAATACTCTTATGAAGTTTTCTTAATGCCTCTTTTGATTCGGGTGTTTCTTCCCACTCCCAAGTTTCTTCGCGACCTTTGTTGTCAGTTTTCTTAAACTCTTTTTTAGTCATAGTTTACCTGAGACTACACCTGAGTTTACCACAAAAGAATAATTTTGTAAAGTGCCATCTTGCAAACATTTAAGATGCCATCTAGACATATTAGTCACACCATCTTTAGTGCCACCAGTAAGAAAGTGTTGTCCTAGTGGTTCTTTTAAGATAGATGTATAAAGACCAAAACGAGTATCTTTAACATAAAAAGCATCATCAATCCATACAACATCTTCGGGGATGTTTTTCTCTACTGTACCACCAAAAGAGTCAGAGAGTTTAGGGGTGTATTCTATTGTCTTTGTTGGAGTCTGTGACATTTAGATTAGTAAATTGACGTAAAATTTCGTACTTGATAGGATTCAAGTGATGATACAGATAAGATTTATATGGATTATCTTCAAGTAGATTCACCAAACTATCTACCTGATTACTTGCAAGAATTAACTTCTCTTTGTCAGTCATTTCTTACGTTTTGTAGAGCTAACAGTGTTTCTAACGGAATCCACGCGGGAGGCTCGTCTTGTACTTGTACTTGAACTTCCGTTATTACTTCGTCCAGATCTTTTCGATATGTCTTTCTTGTGTTTTTTACTGGACTTAAGGGATTTACCGTCACGATTTAATACCTGATAATCTTTTGGTTTCAGTTTATATCTATCCAAGTACTTTTGCAAGTGTTCTTCACACTCAAAGTGGCACACTGTGAGCGCAATACCTTTCACGTTATGACAATCTTTATTCACTTCCAATCGCCACGGAAACATAGCATAAGGAAACTGAATATTGAAGTCAGAATCAAGAATAGTTGATCGAATCATTCACTTGCTCTCAGGGAAAAAGAACCATCTTTGTTGTCAATCCATTCTAACATATCACCTTCTTTCCATCCAAGTTGTTCCATCAACTCATCAGGAAATGTGATCACCCCATCATCATCAATAGTCAAAGTAGTTTTCATGTAAGACGAAGACGATAATCTTTAAATTTTTGTACTAAATCTGTATGATCTGTTACCTCAGAGTCAATTTGTTCTTGTGCTCTTGCTACATCATATGAAGGCATCGTGTCTAATGCTTTCAAGATGTGATCAACTTCTAGAAGTGATAGATTCATGTGAGATGTGTAAGTGACTTGTAAACAGCACTAATGTGCATGTTTCCATGTATGTATCCTGCTATTATAACACAAAAAGCAGAAAAAATAACACCTAAGAACATTAACACGGGAACAGTGGGATTTTTTAGTTCCATCTTTTAGACTTAAGATACTGAAGAACATCTGCACGAACATCCATCAGTTCATGATAACATTTTTGATTGTGAGCACACTGACGAAGAGCTGAATCTGGTTTATGCACTGACTCTATAAAGATGTCAAGTCCACGATTCCATTTGTCCTGTTTAGATTCACCATCTTCGATACCATTCTGATCCTTCATTTAATAACCTCCCAGTGATCATCGGATGATTCGTTCATCCAAAAAAAGTATTTACCACTGATAGATGCAAGAAACATTTTACCATCTTGACGTTTTTCAATACGGCAAGAATGTAGTAGATCCATCTGATTAGCAAAACGATTCTTTGCCTTAGATGTTTTTGGACGGACGCAAACAAATTCCGTCTTTTGAGCTTTAGTGATAGTCATAGTTTGATCAACCTTCACAAAGGTATTCTACAGGGTTTTTAGAGTTTGTCAAGAAGTACGGAAGTTACACGAACTCCCCAGTTCATCATCCAGAAGAACGATGCAACGAAGATTAGTTTGTGTGTGGCAGTCATACCCCCTATGTCTTGTATGCACCTACTATAAGACCCCCCAGAGGTCTCTGAGAGGTCTTGTGGACAGTTTGTGGAGTGTCTTACCTTGCGTTAGATTGTCCACCATACAAGTTAGATATTAGTGCTTCTGCCCAGGCACAGTAGATGTAAGTCTGTGCATTAACATTTGTTGGTTCAGATTGTGCGGTTGTACTCCTTATCTTAAATCCATTAGATAGAAAATCAATATTATTATTACCAGATGCTGCGTTTTCTGTAGCAGTGGTATCAAATCTCAAAAAGTTTCCTTTAGATGGATTAATGGGACTCCTTTCTGCATCCTGAACATTCCAATACCAAGTTTGATCTATTGCTTTTATCCAAATAATTGCTGGACGGAAACCCAATTCAACAAATGCTCCTTCTGTAGTATTGCCCTCATATTGTCCAAATTTCTGCAGTCCGGGGACATCACACCACAAATATGCGACTGCTGATTGACCAGTATCACTAATACTATTATTTGTACCTAAAGACCACAAATTATCACTATCATTTGTATGTGAATTAAACAAAGTCGTATCTGTATCTAAATCTGCTGTTGAATTTAGTATCAAATATTTAGTAGTGCCAATAGATTTATGCCAAACCACCCAAGAATTTCCATCTGTTGATTTTTTCTTACAAATCATGAAATCTGGTTTTGCTCCCAATCCATGAGCCAGCGTCTCATTACTAGAACCATGACCATCCCATGTGTAAATTCCAAATTTACTTTTTGTATTCACAGAAGCACCAGATGGATCTAATGTTCCACCATCTAATCCTGCTGCAGCAGCACTTGCATATCCTACATCATCAATATTAAAGGTGTTTTTGTCTCCACCAGCTTTCCAGCACCATGCTACATAATCATCTCCATCATAATTATCATCTCGGGAATCGGTTGTGCCAGTCAGGGTAAATCCATTATTGTTAAAAATGAGATTCTTGTTGCTTGCGTCTGTTTCTCCATTAGTTGCATTTGAAGCAAGGTTTTTGTCACCGCCTCGCACGACATCTCTCAACTGATACCATCCGTCACTGTGATCTCTGTTTTTCAACCATACTAGATCAGGTTTGAATAACAAATTACTTACAGAAGTTGCACCAGAAGTTCCAGTATAAGTCGTCACCCCAACATAATGATCAGGACGTGTAATCACAGTCTCTGGAGTAGCACTAGCAGAGTTTAATGGCAAATATCCTTGGGGTGGTGCATACTTGAAAGGTTTTTGTCCGAAGTTTACTGAACCATATCCAGCAGTACTATTATTATTGCCGTAAAAAGGTATTAATGTCCCTGTAGATGTAACATTTGTGAATGCTGCATTTGAATCAGTTGGATTATTTGGATTGCCTGAGTTTTGCCAAACATTATTTTTACTGAACCATATTCTAGAACTACTTCTATCAACACATACACCAATAATATCACCAGCAATAAATGCAGTACCATAACTAGTAGATCCTGATCCTCCTCCAGTTTTATTACCATCGCCACCATAAAGCCAAGTGGAAGCATTATTGTCTGAGTTTTGCGGATTTAAAGCTAGAGTAACTCCAGACGGATTCCCAACACCCCAAATTGGAGATTGAGCACCTCCGCCACCTCTTTGAATACATGTAAATTCAAAATAAACTTTTCCATTATCTGGAATACTAAGTGTTGCAAAACAACTTTGATCATTAGAAGCTGGAATGGCAGTAAGGTTTCCATCAGATAAATTTATGTTTCCCTTTGACAACGAATTCCAAGTTGGATAATTTGATGGTGCAGAACTTGTGGTGGTGATTCCAGTTTGTGCTCGTCCACCAGATACAGCACCAGATGGGGAATCTTTTACAACGTCTGGATCAATAGAAGTTCCACTAAAGTTTTGTGGTGTGTAGTTGTTTCCTTTACCAGATTTATCTTCTCCAATTGGTGAGTTTCCATCAAATGGGAGGTAGAAGGAGTTTGTACCGGCGACACCGAACGATCCTAAACTTGGTG